GAAATAGCGCATTAAGAGCTAGAGATGCCGCAAGGCCTGCTACTGCTCCAACGCCAGCTCCTATTGCAGCAGCTTGTCCAGCAGTTAATCCAGCGGCAGTTCCTGGCCCTAATGCGCCAGCAGTAAAATATGAAACAACAACAACAATCGCAATAACAGCAATTGCCTTAAATATCTGACCTGCATCACCACCATGAGGCACAAGCACCATGCCAACAACATCTTTTTCGCTAACAAACGTCAGTGCATAATCTTCTGGCTGGATAACTTCGTCATTAAGTACGACACGCAGATACTTACGCTGCCATTCTTCTTTAATGGCTTCGTCAATGATTTCTTGGATTGAACTACCAGCTTTTACATAAACCTCTTTAACAGACTCCTTCAAAGCAAAAGGCGAGTCACGGAACGCTGTGTAAACACTTTTCTGTACTTCAGTCTGTTGCAGCATAGTTAATCCTTCATCTGCGATTTGTGCCGGTAGTAGCCTTCAATTCGATGTCGCCACTTAACACTATCTAATCTATCAATACAGCTATTATGCCCTGTTTGCGTATGTAGAAACTCTGAATTGCCGAGATATACACCAACGTGGCATGGATGCCCCATGAGCCTCAATTTTATACCATCGCCGTATTGCGGTATATCAACTTTTGTCCAGTCATTGCTAAATTCTTGTATTGCCGTTGATGTTGCCATCTTATCAAAGGCATCAACGTAAAACTCGTCGTATGACGGTAGTAAAACGCCCATTTCGTGAATGTAGAAAAGACGAAGCAGCCCCCAACAGTCTGCTCCTACTAAATCCCTGCCTTTGTTCCTGTATGGAACGCCAATTAAGTCTTTAATCATTTGAACATGCCTGGAAACGTCCGTGGTAGATAATCGTCAGCAGGGAATCGCTGGTTCAGCAAATCCTGAATCTGCGCTGTCAATGTAATGCTTTGTGAGTTATACGTTGCGTCAACCAGTGACAAGTCGTCAATGCTGTACTCAACATTGTCTGGCGCACTTGCCATGATGATTTCTGAGGTAATGGTAATACCAGTGCCGTAGGTGCGAATAATCTCAATTAGCTCTAGGCTGACGTTATCAACGCTAATCTGAATCGTTGGCAGCGTTTCGCCGTCATCTTCTGGCAGCACAAACTGGAACGGGAACGCCATATAGGTTTCGCCACGAGATACTACGTCATCTAGGTTGTTGACTAGACGGAAAGTGGTATTTGACTCTTGATGCTGGATTGTTAGCAGCCAAAGGAATACTTCATCTGTGTTTTGCTCAAGTACGGCAATCTTGAAAGCACTAGAAAAGCTCACGGTAGAATCTCCAGTTCAAACTTAACGCGCCAAAGGTTTTTGCTGACAAAGACAGGGCCGCTGATTGCACCTGTTGTTCTGACAACAATTGATGTGCCGGTCAGCGGGTCAGGGAAGTTAAACGGTAGTGCGCCACCTTTGATGTTGCTAAAGAACGTATAAAACGTCGATTTCTGTGCGTCAGTCAGCAGGAACGACACTGACATCATACGTTGCGTCCGCGTATAACGCTGGCGTTGCTTTTTCATACCTGCATCCATATCACTACGGATTACGTTGTCCTTCAGCGATTCTGAGTAGTCACGCTCTGGACAAGTCGGCAGTGTGGTAGGCCATGTTACTGATGCTGTTGTCATTTGCCGCTTCTCCGAATGTTATAAGCGTTGCGCATTGCGCTGTCAGTCTTTCCTGTAGAAATTGCCTTGTTCACCATGTCAGCCACTAGAATCTCAATCTGACGGTTGCCAAACGAGTCTGTGGTTGATGTAGCTGTAGCCTGTGCATTGCTAGAGTTGTTGTTGACGACGATTGATACGTCACCAGTTCCTGACTTTGTTCCTGTAGGCATCGCGCCGCCAACGTAGCCGCCGTCAGCGTAGCCTCGCATCATTTTGTAAAGATTGCCGACACCGATGCGTTTTGTTGCTTCTTTATTAAATACAAACTCGCCTTTATGAACTGGTCCGGCAATATCGTACTTGTTGCCTTCCCCAGTAAAGCCGCCACCAGCATATCCAGCAAAGCCGCCCTTCCAAAGATCGTAAACGTAATCTGAATTGCCTTGAACAGAATGTTGCCCACTTGCATCTGGCATAGAAAATGAAGTCGCAACCTTGCTAACAAGTCCAGTGAGCGCCATACGAATATAAATACGCATGATGTCGTTAATAAGTGCATTGGCAAAGTCTGTAAAGCTGGCTTTGCCAGTTAATACAAACCGAGTTAGGCCAGTCTCCATGTTTGTCATGGCATTGCCAAATGCACTTTCAATGTCTTTTGCTACGTTGCCAGCAGTGTCAGCGTAATTCTGGAAGCCACGAATAATGCCATATTGAGCGCTGCGCTCTTGCTCTTGTCGAGAAGTAATCATTGCTGTTTGAGTTGCAATAGCCGCCTCTGCCGCAGCATTTATTTGATCTCGCTCTGCCTGACGAATAAATCCGTTCTGAATGATAATGTCTTGAATTACTTTTTCTTGCTCAGCCTGAATCTTGTACTTAGCATTAAGCACTTCCATTTCTTGCGCTGTTTTACCAAGCAGCGATGCCTGATTTGCTACTTGCTGATTAGAGCGAAGCATGGCCTGTTCAAACTTGTCTGCGCCAACGCGCATATTGTTGAACATCTTTTCTTCTTTGTTATCTACCTTTGTTGCTCTTGAAGATGGTGCTTTTTCAAGACCTTGATAACCACCAGCCATTCCTTTTGTAATAGCGTTTATTTTTGCCTGTGTTGCAACAACTGAGTTTGCTCTTTGCTGCTCAACTTCAACATACGATGTAACACTATCGCTCAGGTTTTTATTAGCTTTAATAATGTTATTTAGCGTTGATACATAAGTAGCAGCATCTTGTGTTTCTCCAAACTTTTTCTTTGCTTCGTCAATAGCTGTAGCTACTTCTACAGTTGTATTTTTAATGTTTGCAAATTCTTCTTTAGTGCCATACTCACTAAATCCAAATAATTTAGTTGTTCTATTGCCAATACCAAACATGTTTTCAACTGCAACTTTTGCTGCGTAAACACCACGCATAAAAGTCCCAATCTCTTTTAGAGATTCTGTAATACCATCTCTAAAAGTTTTTGTTGCATCAATTTGCTTAATTTCAAGCAAAGTAAGTTGTAAACTTAAATTCGCATTGATTAACTTTTTGCCTTCTTCTGTTGCTTCCCTGTAGTTTTTACCAAGAGAGCTTAAATCAACATCAACAACAGACTGCATTGCAGAGTCAAGAGCCTGAGCGCCGTCAGTAAGGTTTTTGAATAAATCAGCAGTTGTTTTTTCTCCGCCTGCTTTCATTACTAAATCTGCAATTGCACCACCAATTGCAGCAACTAAACCTAAAGCAGCACCAGCACCCCCAAAAGCTGCAAGCATTTGAGGAGCCTGTTGGCTAAATGCTCGCATGGCAGAAGTGCCGCCGGATACTTGCATTACAAAGTCAGTAAGCTGATAGCTCGCCTGCTGCGTTATTTGGTTTGAATTTCTAAAAGCACTTTGAGACTTTTGCACAGAACCAGCCATACGCTCTGTAGCAGCAGATGTTTTATCAGTAGATACAACAACCTGATTGCTTGCGGCAATACGCGCTTGTGCTTGCTCTTGATAAAGCCTAGTTGACCTATCAATGTTTGCCTGTTGTGCGCGTAAACGCGCTTCTTCCGTAGAACTTAGAGTGCCACGAATCTTAGCAAGATTAGCTTCTGTCTGAGCCATTATCTTAGTTGTGGCATTTACGTTTTCCATTGCTCGTTGCAATGAAGTGTAGTTTGCCTCAACCGTTTTAATTGACCCAGTTAGCGAGTCGTAACCAACGGCTAACTTCTTTACAGAATTGCCTGTTGCATCAATTGTTTCAACAACTTTAATCGCCGTACCAGTGAAATCTTCAAACTTGTTTACAAGTCGCTTAATAGAAGCTTCTGATTGCTTTACGTTGCTTTCAAAGCTGCCTGAGTTTAGAAGTAGGTCAATTACTACGCTACCAGCAGTTGCCATATCTAACTCCTTTTCGGCGGCTTATCCATGCCTAATGCTTTGAATGTTGCTAAATCTTCTTCAGAATACTCTGAATCATTAGGTGAATCATACCGTGGTTCAAGCCATTCAAGCAATGATTTTACATCAGCACCATTCATAGAAGTAGCTACCAAGGCCGCTGGGCGATGGTAACGATGGAAGTCATCAAACGGATGCTGCTTGTAATAGTCGGCCCATCGGAGAAACTCAGAATGTGACATGACATTCTTAAGTTCTCCGACAGTCCTACCACCAAGTGCTAATGCTAGTAGATGCCAGAAGTGTTCTTCGCTTCCGGCATCTAGTGCTACTTTTTTTCGTCGCCTAATCCATTCACTTCGCGTACAGCCTCAAGAATCGGGCCGATTACGCTAGGTTTTAGATTAAGCGCTTGCTCTGCGGTAATAGCAGGTTTGCCATCTGGTTCGCAAAGACTAAGTGCCAGCAGCTTCGGGTTAGCAAACAATTGCACAGACTCGTCAGACGAGTTCAGCGCATTGACGTAACGCGAAATATCAGCAGCAGTTAGCTCTTTGAAAAATAGCTTGTGCTTCTTACCATCAGCAAGTTCGACTTCACGTTCTACAACTTCAGTCGAAACGAACAAAGATTTATCTAGCATTTTTACCTCTTAGTTAAGCCTTGTACGACCAGACAACAGAACCAGAACGCTGGAGTGTCAGCGTACCGCGCACTACTTCGTTAGTGGCAATATCAATAGCGATGTCAGCAACAAAACCATCAAAAGCTGCGTAAGTACGGCTAGTGGCAAAAGCCAGTGCGCCAGATACGATAGTTGGAGCAGCAGTGCCGTCAGACAGGCCAATAGCCCACTCAGTGATTTCGCCTGTGTCTTGCAGGTCAAGCAGCGTCTGGTGACTTGCATCAGTAGGGGTGAACACAAATGGAACAGAGATTTGACCTGGGTTGCCAAGGCCGCTTACATACGATTTATCGTCAGTTGCGTTAAGGCAGGTTACTTCGATTTGGTCACGAGTGCCGCCTAGACCAGTAATACCAG